GCGGTCAATGTATCCGGCAAGCCATTCACTCAAGCTGGAGCGGGCGTCTTCACGCATGCGCTGTTGCGTTTTCTGCTCTTCAAAGCGTCCTGCAAGCCTTACGGCGTGGCGGATTTGGTTCAGCGGTACTTCAAAGTCCCTGTAGACCAGAGCCTCTTCATTGCCCTCTAACAAGTTGTCACCAATGACACCTGCTCCAAACAGCGGCATGAGCAACGGGATATTTATCAGTGTACCCTTGCCTCGGCTAAGTTCTTCCTTGACGTGGATAATACTCTTGGCGTCGCGCCCCATGAATTTCGAGAAATAACTTTCCTTAATTCCCGCTTGCCATGTTTTCTTTGCCCAACTCTTAAGAATTAAACTTTGCGGTATTTTAGTAGGAGCAGGTTGCGGTGTATACGTTGCCATTTTTTATTCTTCCTTTCATATAAATCCTAATAGTTTTTTCTGATACTCTTCGGGAATTTGGTCAAAGTCGGTTGTGTCAAGCATTTGTTCAAGCTCTGCGACACTTACCTCACCAGTGCCCGCCGTACCGCCAATTTGGTCAACACGTGGGAGATTCACCTGTGCAAGTCTCGCCGAAGATTTCTTGCCGCTGGCGCGGGCTCTGAATGCCGCCTTTGCTCGTTCGTAGTAGTTCTTGACTACCAGCATTTCTGCAGGCGAGGCGGTTTGGTGTTCGACGCGGATATAAGAATTCGCCAAAATCTTCTGTTCGTTCGGAGTAAGCCCCTCAAAGAATTCATTTGTCGCGAATTCCTGAATTGCCTTAAAGTCTGGCTCCGCGAATTCTTTTTGCGCGAATTCATTGTAAACACTGATTGCCGCGTTATGCTCGTTCAAGAAAGACTGCGCACGTTGCTGTTGAAATGCCCGTGCCTGCCGTATCGTGTTAAGGATATTGGATTGCGCTATCAGCTTTGCTTGCTCCCATTGTGCGGAGCGCGGGTCATCATCGTCGGCATACCGAAGGCTCTCAACGTCGTCGTCACTAAAGCCCGTCATCGCCATTGCCTCTGCTCTTACAGCCTCGGTCAGCTTAGCAGATATTTCGGGCGTAATTTTCACTTGCGGCGGTTGAACCACTTGCGGTGGTGTCGGCGGCTGTTGGGGTTGCTGATATGCCGCCAATTGTGCCTTGAGCCGTTCGCCTTCGTTGACCTTCGCCTGATAATCCTCGGCGGTAAATGCTGTCGGCGGTTGTTCAGGTTCCTGCGCGGGTTCTTGCTCAGACTTCATTTCTTCCCACTCGCTCATAGTCTCGCGGGCAATGTCCTCGTCCAAGCCGCTCAATTCTTCCGGTATCGGTTCTTGCGGCGTTTCGGCAGACTGCGGCTCTGCACTTGTGGGTTGCTCGTCGTCAAAGCGTTGCAAATCAAATTCCATTGTTAATTCCTCCCAATAAAAAATGCGCCTAATCGCGCTTTGTTATCTCCAATATCTTTATTGCCGCGTTAAGGGTCTTGTCGCGGTCGGGGCAAGTGCCTTTCCGATAACTCTCTACCAGTTCAAGACCAAGCTTGTACATCTCCAACTCGAACTGGTCTTTTTCGTCCTGCGGTGGCTTTTTCTCTGCCATAAACTATTCCTCCAGTTTTATCAGTTTGGTTTCCAAATCCCAAAGGCTGTCAGACAATGTGTTTTTTATTGCTTGGAGCTCGTTACTCAAGTTTTCTATTTCCAAGTCACGCAGGGCAGAAACTATTATGTTTAGCTCATTTGCGCATTGAGTAGCATTCTGAAGGTGTGCCTCCAGTGCTTTTTGAAGTTTTAACACGTTTCATTCCTCCTTATACCGCCGGTGCCATGCCGTTCATTATGCTCTGAGCGGCGGCTTGTGTCATAGTTTGCGGCTGATTTGGTTGCTGTTGCATTGCGTCTTGCGGCGGCATTTGCGGTTGCTGGGCTTGAGGGACTTGCCATTGCGACTGTTGCATTTGCATTGCCAACTGCGGCGCAAGTTGTTGCACCATTACCTTCATAAAATAATCCGCAATTTGCGGGTCAATAAGTTCAGCTTTTGCCGCCATTGCAAACTGTATCGGAAGCGGTGCGTCCTTGAACGCGATTTGCATTCTGAAGTCGGCATTCTTAATCCGCTCAAGCTCCATTTGCGCTTGCCATTGCTGTTGGGCTTGCTCCTGCTGTTGCTGTTGCTGTTGTTGCCAACGCATTTTTATATCGTTTTTCTTCGGTAAGTCACTCAAATCGATTATCGTGTCGAAAATTAAATCGCCCGGTATTCCAAGCTTGCTCACTGCGTCCACGAGGCTCCAAAGTTGCGCTTGCCTATGTGTCGTACTCGATTCTACATCAGAAACTACTACGTCGAATTCACCCTGCGATAAGTCGTTTATTGTCTGTACTATCGTTCCTGCTATCGGGTCTTGCGTGACAACTTGCTGATTCACAGGAATGAACTGCTGTCCGTTCTCCCCTTCGACACGATATATCTTTTCTGCCGTGTAAAATTGCGGGATAAGCCCTGCGTGACCACGACGCCCCCAAAGGATATTGGCTATTTTTTTCTTTGCGCGTCTGAGGCTGTCGAATATAACCGCCAAATGTGTGACTGCTTGCTTTTGCCGCAGTTCTATCGCCCTGCCGCTTGCTTGGCTCGGTACTTCAACGCCCAAAAGACTTTCGTTTATGCCGCTGATTGTCTTTAAGTCTTCGCCAGCTTGTTGTTCCGCTTGGATTATCGCCGTCGGCGGATTTTTCGGCTCTCGCTCGTGAATCTTGCTCTGCGCTATCGTACCGGGTAAAACTTTCTGATAATGACCCGGTATGTTGTTCATGCGCTTGAATTCCGATTCTTGGTCGGGGGTCATTGCCCCTTCTTCTATCCAGCCGCCCCCATTTGCCGACGTGTCCAGTATGTGTAATTCTTGAGTGCGCCGCTTGTTTAACTCACGTTGCGGCTCCTTTAAATCCCGAACAAAACCGGCTGGCGTGTCTCCTACCCCGTAATAGTGATACACCATAGGGACATACGGGAACTCCCCGTGTTGATACGGACTGTCTATCTCCTCTAACAATGTATGGTCGAAGAATACACAAAGCTTAATCGCCGTAAACGGTATGTCTTGGCTCCCTGCTATCAATCCCGACTGAATAATTTCTTGTGTTACTTGTTCCTGTGGTAACTGTTGCCCGTCACGCGTCAAAAAAATCGTCCGCTTGCTACGTTCCTTGTACCAGCATTCGACTATGCGCACCTTTTTTAATTCTGCCGAGTAATAAAGCGGGTCAATATTTACTTGGTCGTATTCTTCCTTTTCTATCGGGTCGTACAGAGAATAGTTTGATTCTATCGCGTCAGCTTGCTCCGGATAAACCTGCTTAAGTTCGTCTTTCGCTACCCACTTCGCCCTTATCAGAAATTTGGCGTCAGAAAAATCAAGCTCGTGCGCTTCGGGGTCAACATATATACTGAACGGGTCTACACGTTCAACCACCGCCTCACCGTCTTGTACCTCGTAGTCGTATTTATACCGAACGCCAAACCAGCCTAAACCGCCAATCGAACAGTCCAAAAATACTTGCGATTCAGCCGAATCATAATCGCACCTGTCCATTACATACTTGGTTATCCCGCGCCGAACTTGACACAGCTCCACGTCGTCACTTGTACGCGCCAAAAAGTCTATGTCGTATCGATTCAGCCGCTGATAACCACTAAGAATATTCAAGAGTGGTTTGATTTTATTGATTGTTATCGCAGGACGCCCGTCATTTTTAAGTATCTTAATTTCTTCGTCTGTCCATTGTTTACCAGCCATGAACTCATAGTCTTCTTTTGCTTCTTCGCGCCATTTTTGCCCGCTGTCTGCGGCCGCCCTAAACCACTTTCGACAACGCGAAAGCCGGCTGTCTGTTTCAAATTCCTGCTCGTAATTCGCCTCGTCCGCCAAAATCATCACCACCTGCAAAAAGCGATTGCTCTCTTTCACTAATCGCGTCTTCTATTCTCTTTTGGGCTATTTCGTAAAATTTCGGCTCCAATTCAAATCCTATGAACTGCCGCCTTGTATTTATGCAAGCTACGCCCGTTGAACCACTGCCCATCGTCGCGTCCAAAACCAATTCCCCTGTATCTGTGTACGTCCGAATTAAATATTCCAGCAGTGGTACCGGCTTTTGCGTCGGATGTTCCTTTTTTATCGCCGGTACTACGTCATAATACAGCACGTCTGAAGGATAGCCTGTTTGCTCCTGTATATAAACTTCCTTGTGCGAAGGGCGTTCACCATAAGCACTGCCGAATTTCCTCTTACTCCCGCGCAGTTGTGTTGCTGTCCCGCTTGACCTTAAATGAACTCTTGCGTCCCTAAAAGCTTGTCGCCATGGTCGCTCAGTGTCGCCCGTTCTCATAGTCGAACCAATCTTTTCACACGATACAACGCCTTGAGGATTATATTTCATGCGCCTGTTACTTACACTCGCATGATTTATCGCCCCGTCGCTGAATACAAGTATCTCCTCAAATATCCGCATTGGCGCATTCTTAGCTTGAACGAAAAAGGTCGGAGAATTCTTTATCCATATCCATTTATATTTATACCAATCAAAATTTGATACTATCAGCTCGTGCGCAAATCTGCCACTCGCGAACAGCACAGCCGAGCTATACGGTTTCAATATTCTTTTGAATTCCGTCCACATTGCCGACATGTCAATTTTCTTTTTGTCCCACGCACAATCAGTCATTTGGAAAGGTAAATCCGTCAGAATCAAATCAACGCTGTTATCTGCTAACCGTTTCATGCCCTCTAAGCAGTCCTCATTGTAAATTCGATACTCGCTACCATTTAATAAGTCCAAGCCGACCGCTCCTTTTCTTCCCGCAACCAAGCGTCATCCAGACGTTTGGCGTCGCTTTTCTTCACCGGTACCCACGGGCGCGACATTACACCATAAGCAACCGCGTCATAAGCATGGTCTTCTGCATCGGTATCGGGCAATTCCGGTTTGTGCTTATCGTGACCTATCATCGGGATTGTCCTTAGACAATGAATGCACGTCGAGAAAAATTTTATCGCCGGTTTATAACTCCCGTCTTCCATGGCGTTGCCAATAAGCCGTTGCTTAAATGCGTTGGCACCTTCAAGTCGTCCTTTACTGCTTGGCATAAACGGTACCAGCCCTTTCCGCACGAGTACGTTATTTATCTCCTCGCTGATTGAAGGGGCAGTTACGCCCGTCCTAGCCCAGCAAGCCGAATCCAACACGCCGTATCTCAAATCCTCCTCACGCGTTTCAAGCTTGGCAATTTTTTCGCCTATCTGTTTTGCCGTTTCGCCTGTTCCGACGTTCGGTTTGCCACCCCAGCCATATAACTCACGGTAAACGTACAAATTCCCGTCAAAGTCCACGGCAAACCAAACCACCGCATACGGACGAGCTTGCCCAAAGTCCATTGCCCGAAATTTCATCCACTCTCGCGGGATTTTAAACGGCTTAATCACATGCAAGCTTTCACGCCACATATTGAAATACTGCCCGCTCTCTATGCCCCATTCACCATAGCAGATAACTTTCGCCCTGTCGGGGTCTGTCTTCTCAATCTCCTCAAATAAAGCCAAGTCACTGTCGCTTAACCACTCGTTGTTCTTGTACGTCGTCGTCATCGCCAGTACGTTTTCGTTTGGCTTGTCAAAGAACCTAGCCTTAAGCCAGCTCGAAGCACTATACGGATTGAATGTCACCAGCCATTGAATGTAGTAACCTTCCGGTAACTGCCCACGCAGTGATTCATCTATGCGATTAAAATCGTCCTCCGTGCACTCGAACGCCTCCTCGAGCCACGCCCAGCATAAATGCCCTTTTTCAACCGCTATTGACGTAATTTTGAAGGAATCGTCACAGCCCCGAAAAATTATCTTCTGCCCCGTCGGAATGTACGTCATCTGCAAAGGATTAACCGTCATCTTCCAAAGCTTTTCTACTCCGAGCCGGTTTATTGCCCACTGGAGCTGGGCATAACAAGAATCCTTCAGTGTTGCTTGTGTCTGTCTGATAACCAGCGCGTTCGCCAGCGG